GCCCTGCTCATCTGGATTATGATCTGACTTGCGAGCAGCGTGTCGGGTATCACCGATCCAACCATCCGATGCGCGGTCACGATCTGGGAACGAGTCATCAATCTGCTCTCTTAATTGAACAGCAGCCTTAGAGAGTTTTACCTTCATCCAAGTAAGAGCTTCGCTTCATCCTCGGTAATGCCTAGCTTCTCGAGTAGTGCAGCCTTCTCAGCAGCCTTAGCCGCGATGTGCTGTGCTTCTAGTTCAGCTGCTTCTTTGTCTTTTTGCCATTGTGCTAATTCTGTGGCAGTCATCTCGCGCTCTACAGCTTCGCCTGTTTCAATGTTGTGTTCGTAGATTTTCATTAGTTCACTCCATAAAGTACATAAGTGCCGCCAGACCAGTTTGATCCGTAGAAAAAATCAAGGCGAGTGATAGCCGCATTTGTGCCGTAATAATAACCATCCGCTTTAATGTATCCTCGGTTTGAATCTGATCCAAGGAAGCCCGAAATTGCTGAATATGTTTTGCCTGTGGTGGCGTTAGTATAAAAAGGAAAATCCATCACAGTAATGTTCTTATTGTTACCTGAGAGCGCTGCATCTCCATAAGATAATTTAATAGAGGTCTCGTTAATGTAACCATTCTGGCGAGAAGTCCCACCGAGATGTCCTAAATTGTAAGTGCCGTAATTGCTACCTGTGTCATTGTTGATGCGCGCCTGTAAATTGTTATTTCCTGAACCATTCCATGCATAAACAACAAGCTGCAGATGTGTGTACGAGCCACTAATTGATGTAAGGCTCAAAGTGCCTGAACCCGTTGGAAGATTACCGCTTGCAATTGAAGTCATAGAGCCGCTGCTTCCCGCAGAAGCCCATGAAAAGTCCATGTCTGTATTAGATGCTTTAGATAGCACCTGACCAGTAGTCCCGCCCTTTAGATCGACTAAAGAAGCATCGATAGAGTCGCCTAGTGTCTCAATGGCAGTTGCGCCATTTTTTACTAAGTCGCTGGATGTAGGAACGCTCCAGCCGAAATTGGGTGTAGTAGTTGCCATTAGGTTAGTGCTCCAGTCGCGTTAGTCCAAGTAAGTGTACCATTTACGCCAGTCCAAATAAGTGAGGCTGGCAATACTGTTTCCCATTGTGTGGTGCTAAGTGAGAAATCTGTAGCTGAGACATAGAGAGTGATGTCCACATAAGTAGGGGTGGCATTAAGTGCCACATTCTCGACAAAGCCGTCAAAAGTGCCACCGAGTAAATTGCTAGGCAGATTGTTAATAAGCACAGGCTGACCAAAAAAGACATTGATAAGGCTGTCAAGCATAGCGCTCGGCATGTCTGGATTGTCTAAACGAAAGCGAATAGCACCTAGTGACCCGCGTGGATTCTTTCGCAGGTTTAACTCTCTAGAGGCGATGTCGGTGATGTCTGCAAGATTCTTGATGTTAGAGTCAGACGAACGCTCAAAAAGCCCGTACGAGGCTATAGAATCGCTGTCAGATGTGCTGTAGGTTGAGCCGTATCCTGTAGCGTATCTGTAGATAAGGCTGTTACGGATGCGAGCAATTTGAGTTGTTGAGGTGATAGAGCTTGGTGTTGCATAAGACCCGTCAAGGTTAGTAAAGCCATTTGCTGCGAGATAGTTAGATCTGTGGTCTGCATCTGCATATGAGACATCTCCGTCCTTTTCCTCGTACATCTGACCAAGTGCGCTATTAGCAATCTGATCTGTCAAAGTCTGAGATTTAGCAGTTGCACTAGCTGCAAGGGCAATCATTGTATAGAAGCCTGAGTCCACTTCACCGATGTAAGATTCTGCATTAGCCCATGTGACATCTGCAGGGTATGTGTCCCATGTAACAGTCGGTGTGACTTCTGCCCATGTGAGGTTAAGGGCTGCTCCTAGAATGGCTGCAATCTGTGCGCCATCTAAACCTTCTGCAAGTGCTGTGTTATAGACAGCCTTAGTCAATTTAGCAAGTGAGCCAATGCCTAGAATCGTGCCTGTGGTGACATACCCTGATTCTTCAGGGCTACGCACCCCGATGTTAAAGTCTGAGACTTCTCCACCAAACACAGTGACATAAGTGCCAGATGAGTTTTTAAGCTCTAAGGTAACTGGCTCTGTGACATTGATGGTGAAAGGTGTGTTATCTGTATTGACAATTTGTACTTGGCAGTAACCAGCTGTGGCTTGGCGGTCAATGTCTAAACGACCAGAGGCATACGACACAGAGGTGACAGTCGTATAGACATCATCACCTACTGTAACTCGCCACTCTGGAAGCCATGTCATGCGATTGTTAGCGTTCCTCGGTCACGGGCTTCACGAAGCACATTGTCAATAGCTTCTGCAATAGCGTTAGGGTCTCCCACGCCTGTGTTTACGATGATCGTGTTACCGCCCGAACTACCTGCACCATAACCTCGTCCTGTGTTCATGCTAGGGCTGTAACCACCAAAGTCACCTATTGAACGCTGGTAATCAATCAAAGCTAAAGCATCTGCTTTATTTTGCATGTCAAGTAAATCTGCAAAAGCGTTAGCACGAGCTGATGCTGCATCTGCATACTCAAGGATAGCCCCAATAGATCCGCCTGCTGTTGAGATAGGCGCGATGAAGTCTCCTGCTGGGATACCTGACCCCATTGATCCGCTTGTCGGTACTTTTGCCTTGCTTGCTGTATTGGCTTGAGCAAGTAAGTCCATCATTTCTTTAATCTTACGCAATGCCTCATCTAGATTTTTTTGGTCGATTAACTCGGCTGGCTTAAGACCTTCAAGGATTGATTTAATATCTTTTAGCTTTAAGTCTTGGTTAGTAAGAGCACCGAGTATCTTAAGGTCAGCATTTAGCTTCTCGGTTGCTTTAACGATGGCTGCCTCATCCTTAGCAGCAATAGCATCCTCAAGATTTGAAATAGATTGCTTTACATTCAGGCGAGCGACATCATTAGCGATCTGGAGTCTTTGTGTGTCAGTCGTGGACTTGGCAAGTTGTTCGGCTTGATTCTTAAGAGCTGCTGCATTCTGGATCTTGTCCATGTCAAAGACATCGTTGCCCTTATTTAGAGCCAGTTGCGCCTTATCAATAGCCAGTTTTAATCTAGCAGCCTTTAATGCTGCTATTTCCGTTGCTGTAAGCTTCTTCTTAGCCTCTAAAGTCTTAACAACATACTCAGCTTGTAATCTGGCTAGGTCTGCCAAGCCTTGAGCCTCAATGCCAGCCGTGGATCTAGTTGCTGCACCTAGTTTGTTTAAGGTTGCTATTGCTCCAAATATAGGATTGGTGGACAAAACAAGTTCCATAATTTTGCTAAGTCCGGGGATCTTGTTTACTTGTTCGACTACATTTTGTATATAACCAACCATTACACCAATGCCACGGATAACATCTGCTGTGTAAACAGCAACGCTCTGCATTTGGACTGCTAAGTTATCTACAGTATCTTCATCGCTCAAAGATCTAATAGCATCAATTAAGCCTTCACCGATAATCTCTTGCACATTAGCCGATGCAACGCCTAACTTATCGATTGAGCCTTGAAAGGTATTAGCAGCCTGTGTTGCAGACCCTGCGAATGTGGTTTCAAGTTGAGTAACGATATCCTCAAACTTGCCAGCTTTAAGATCTGCCTTAGAAATACCGACACCAAGTTTAGACAGTGCAGTATTGTTTCCTAAATATGCCTTACTTAATGCGGATGTGACTGAACCTAAGTCCTTGCCTGTTGAGGCTGAAATATCTAAAGCAAGATTGAGAAGCTGCTGTGCTTGCTGTGTGTCGCGTGTTGCTACCGCCAGTGTCTGATAGGCAGGGCGCAACTTGTCATCGAGAATGCCGAACTCGCTCTGTAGTCGCTGGATGTAATCTTCAGATGAAGCAGCATCTCGACTTAATCCAACATTTTTAAGAGCTAGGGCTAATTGCTTTTGTGCTTTCTCATCTTCTGCTGCTGCCTTGATAGAAGCCTTACCGAAAGCCAGAACCGCCTGACCGCTAAAAGCAAGACCTAGAGCCCCTGCCAATTTCTTGACATTTTTCTCCATCTTGTCTGTTGCTGTTTCGGCTTGCTTAAAGCCCTTCTTGCCAGTGAACTCGGCAGCAATGTCAATAATTACATTAGCCATGATTAGCCTCTCACTGTTGCTCTTTGATTAAGTTTAGTGGCTGCTGTTGAAACAGCTTTGAGCACACCTTCTCTAGCCTTGCCATTATTTTCATCATAGGCACGATAAAGTAAGCGACCTTGCATGCGATCCTTACCCTTAAGAGGCGCACGAAACTTGCCATCTTGATTAAGGACGAATCGACTCTCTGGGCTTTTCTTGCCCATGCGTTCATAAATAGATCCAGCTCTGCTCTTGTTAAATACTTGAGCAAGGGATCTGAATCCTCTTGAGTTAGCCTTTGATGGAGTTGTCTTAAAACCTATTTTAGATTTAACTTCAGCAGGGTTAAAAGTAGGGAATGTTCCCTGAGACATCTGTCGAGGTAGCCATCCGCTTAGGACTTCTCCGCGATCTGGAACATAGCCTCTAGCAGCTTTAGAAATCGGTGTAATGGCTGTCTTGATTTCTTTCTGAGTTTCTTTTGCTAGATCAGGTGCAAAAGTCCGGAGAGCTCTGCGAAGTTCAACGCCGCCCTTTACGGTTGCTGGCATCGCTCACCTCTTTCGCTTCATCCTTGAGCCCTTGCACTAATGCATCGAGCATGGTCTTATCTAGATCCAACAACTGCTGTGGCGAGATCCCTAACCTAATGCTCAAGCGAGCAATTAAGTAGGTGAACGGGAGATCTCGCTTTAAGCTAAAGGGTCTGAATCAAGCACCTCGACACTTTTAAGTGTCTCAATGAAATCCATACCAAAAGGCTTAACAGACTCACCTGACCTGCGTGTTACTTCCCATGCTAACCAATAAACATCGCTCTGCTTTTCTTCATCGCGAAACGCCTTGTGGAAACCCTTTTTAGCGTACTGCTCAAATGAGTACTCCACTGCTGGAGTTATCTCGCCTTCTAGTACGCTTCCGTCTGTACGAACTATCTTTAGTTTTGCCATGAGTTTGCCCCTTTGTTTAGTTTCTTAGAATGTGCCTGTAGTGGCTACTGCGATTGTTGAGTTAGCAGTGAATGTAATTGATTGTGTTCCAATATCGCCAACAGCACCATTGATGTCTGTTGTGTTATTGACTAGCAACGACACTGTGTAGAGAGGGTTAGTAGCAGATACTGCTGTTCCCTTTGTTTGTAGGAATACTGCTGTAACAGTTGTTCCCCATGCTGCCTGTAGTGTTGCCAATACATTCGCTGAAGCTGTGTCGTTTAGGAAGTCGATCGTCACTGTTGATGACTCTAGACCCTTAACGAACTTGTGAGATGAGTCACCCATTGCGGTAACTTCTAGCTCATCGAATACGCGGTTGATTGTTACTGCTGTTACATGGTCTGAAAGATCGACTGAGTTAATCTTCACACCTACATTGTTATTTAGAAATACAGCCATGAGATTATTCCTCGTCCTTCTTAGTAGTTACTGGCTTTGGTGCTGTTGGTGCTACCTGCCCGATTTTGATCAGGAAGGCTTCGTTTTCTTTTTCCCACTCGGACATTTTAGCTCCAGCTCGTTAGGATTGATACGGACATCTCGCAGCTGAGTAGGTCACCCGATGCAGCGTTGAGAATACTTGGTGCGCTTATCGCGCTTACATTATAGGTCAAAGATGATGCAGCGAGCTTTGCGAACACGCCACAGATTGTGTCCTCGATGCCGTTAAGGTTTCCCTCGTTGTCAAAGAGTGGCACTGTCATGATGATCTTAAAGCTAGCCATTGGGCTAATGCCAATGTGCTGATTGTTACTTGGTGTCAAATACGGATCATCTGGAGATACGATTACAGAGTTAGCAAGGACTGTTGCAGGTGGAAAGGCAAAGGTCTGCCACTTAGCGTTATCGACTAAAGCCGTTGCTAATGTGGTTCTAAGAGTGGTGACGGCAACAGGCATCAGCCCACCATCGAACGCGGATCAAGTGCGTGAGCGATCAATCCTCGCACCTTAGCGAGAAGCTGTGCGCTCATTCGGTAAGGGCTTGGCTGGAAATCGACAGCGTTACTACCTGAAAGGGTTGCAGTACGCGCTTGCCAGATCTCGACAGATATCATGAGAGCTGCTTGCTGGACTGCCATATCGGTTGTCCAGTCTGTGTAAGTCGTAGTCGATACAGATCCATAAGGATAAATCGGATGATAACCCTGAGCAGTAGTGTGATTAGTATTCACGCTGATTGAGAAGCCATTGACGGCTGTAATTGTCTTAGTGCCGTTATATGAACCGCCTGAGTTAGCGATTGTTACGCTTTGACCTACATAAAAAGTATCGCGCACATTGTCATTAAAGTATAGAGTGCCTGAACCTACTGTGTTTTCATGTGCGACTGTAAACCATTTTGGAGCCCATAACATTGGAAGCAGAACTGCATCTGTTGCATCGCATACTTCCTGCAAGGTTGCATCTGGGTACAATGTGCCGACTCCGAGAGTGCTGCGAAGTTCTGCGACTGTTGTAAGTGCCATGATGTCCTTTCTAAAGACTCTGGGGAGTAGAGGGCTACTACTCCCCAGAGCGACTTAGTGAGTTTTTACGCCTTGTTATTCTTAAATGCGCCTGCTCCGACCTTAGTAGCGATTGCTCCAAAGCCGTAGTAGCCGATTGTTACAGAACCGTTTGCAGTTGATTCTGCGCGTAGGCGGTATGTTGGTGACTCGTACCATGTGTAAGCATCTG